GACGCCCGGGAGCATCCAGCCGATGGTGTCTGCAACATCGCGGGACACAACCTTGGAGCGGTTCGGCTCGGGCGGGACGTACTTGTCCATGTCGCCCATGAAGTAGTCGAGGGCCTTGGCGCGCGTGCCCTGCCGCGCGTGCTTATCGTGGTGTTTGGCAAGCTCGACCTGCTGCGCCACGATGGCGTGCAGCTGTTCTTCTGTGAGCTTTTCCGCCATCAAACCACCCGATTGTTCCGGCGAGCGCGCCAGACGTTACGAACCTCGTCAGCCAGCACAACGCAGATGGCGCGCGGCAACTGGCGCAAGACACCAACACCCGCGCGCATGTAGCGCCTGCCGGGGGCGCAACACTCGGCAAGCAAAACGCCAGCAAAGAAACCGACAGGATACGTGGGCCAGAACGGCAGGAGGCCGAACAAATGCTTGCGCCTGTAGGCCATCAAACCACCCAATCCATCTTGCGCTTCGGGGCCCGCATCTCACCCTCTGGCGGCTCATAGGCAACGCACATCAGACCGAAGGCATCGGCCCCGTGAGACGACCAGTCATGCTCCGGCCCAAGACCGATGCTTCGTTCTTCGTCCTTGCGCTCGTGATACCAGCCGAGGGCGTCACGCAGACCTTCGGTCGTCGTCTCGTTGAACCAGATACTTGGGAAGAGACGCCGCCCAGATTCAATTCGCATCGACGCCGCGCCCTTGCCTTGGTTGGGCACGACGACGACATCAAAGCCCGCCTCCCTGAGTGCGCTTTCGTAGGAGACATCGTAAACCTTGTCGTGGGTCGATCCGTCATGCGGCAGGATGCAAAGCGCCTTGCTGTAGCCCTTGGAACGCAGCCACGCGACATGGGCGGCAAGCGGTTGGCCGACCGATTCGTAGTAGTCAAGAACCCTGATCTCGCGCCCGACGAATTGCGCGATGACAATGGCGCAGGCATCGGCCTTCGCCCCGGTGCCGCCAATGTCCCAATAGGACCGCGTCGTCATCAGCGGGTCAGCCGATACCCTGCCGATGCGGCCCTGCGCCTTCGCTTCGGCCAGGTGCCGAGCAAAGTAGGCGCCTTCCGCAACTGTCACGTAGCCGCCTTCCCAGATGTGGTCATACTGGTCAGGGTTATCCCGGAGACAATCGCGGCGCTCCTGGTCGAGGACCGAAGGAAACCACGGATTGTCAGACCAGTTTGCCCGCACGATTGCGGCGCCTGTCGGTGGCTCCCCACTGCGGAACATCGCGTCAACCGGATCAACCTTGCGGCGCGGGTTCCAGCTGAACCAGAGCTGCGACCCATCGGCGCGGATGGTTGGGCGCAGCAAGCTAAGCGACCGGGCGCTGAGCGTTTGCGCCTCCTCTGCCCATGCCCTGCCAAAGCCCTCAAGCGACTTGATCGACTCCGCGGTGTGGTCCTGCATCCCCTGGAAGGCAATGATGCCATCGCCGGGCGTCTCGATGACCTCGCGAAAGACCCTGAAGCCATCAGCCTCGCCTAGACCGTGCTGGCCTAGCTTGTCCTCGATCAGCCGCTTGGCTGACTCCTTGAGCGACTTCTGCACCTCACGGATGCACACCGAACGCAACCCTCTTTCGTACAGGCTGTCTTCGATCAACAATTCGGCGAAGAAATGCGACTTGCCAGACCCTCTCCCGCCGTGGGCAGCCTTGTATCGCGATGGCTCCAGCAGCGGGCGGAATGCCCTAGCTGTCGGAATGCGAAGCGTCGTCAACGATCACACGCTCGATGCGGGCCACGAGATTGATTGGGTTCTCGGTATCGTCCCCACCAACAACGGCCTGGGGCACTTTCCCGTCGAGGCGGTCGGCCACTTCCTTGATCGCCGCCACGTCGCCAGCCATGGCCTTGTCAAGCAGCGCATCCGCAACGGCGCGGAGCTTGGTCTTATCGCTGCCCTCAACCGCCTCTTTGATGGCGATGTTGAGCATGTTCGCGAAGGATTTTTCCTTTGGGGGGCGTCCAGCCATTAAATTCACTTAAGCCTTTGCTTAGGCTTACTCCTCTAAGGCCCCCGCCATGAAGGCTACGAAGCCGGGGTTGTCTCGCCAGACTTGCGTGAGTTGGGTCGCGAGGACGGTTACGGTTCGCTCCTCGCCGTCATCGGCGTGAATGTCGCCGGCCCACCAGCAGCAGTGCATGATCTCGTGCAGCAAAACTTCAGCCGCTACCTGCGGCTTCAGTCCTGCGTGTACGCGAATGATCAGCGCGTAGTGGTCGCTTTCACCCAACCGGCACGACGCCTGCGCCTCAAGCGCGTCCCACGCTACAACTGCGTAATCGCGATATCCGACGCGGATTCGTTCGGGCAGGTTCAATGCGCGGCACCTCGACGGCGAAGGACTTGAGGCGGTCCGGATTATGACGTTGCCCGCTTTGGCTTCCCAACTGGCGGGATCGTACCGGACGCTGCTGACTTCAGCGCAAGGGCGGGGAAACCATGTGCGGGGCTATCAGCCCCTTGCCCGCCGCCTCAAATGCAAAGGCGATTATGTAGTTGAAAAACCCAAGGCCCGGTCGCCTATTCTGTACTCCCACAATGGAGCGTCAGAATGTGGAGACAGACCGCCTGTGATGCCCTGGCTCAGGGCAAGTGCCTTCAACTGAGCTATGATGGATACTTTCGCGTCGTTGAGGTTCACCTTGTCGGAGAGACGACCGCGGGCCATGATGCCATGCGGGTCTGGCAAGTTCGCGGCGGCAGTCAGAGCAATGAGCGCGTCGGCTGGAAACTGCTCCGCCTCGATGAAGCACGTGGCGCGACCATAACGGACGAACAGTCCCACGCTCCCAGACGTGGCTACAATCGAGACGATAGCCATATGGCCCGCATCTATTGCCGGGTCTAGAGCGCCGCCGTCCGACAAAGGGATAAGCGTCACCGACGCCTCAGTGCTTGGAGGGCAGAGAACAATGGAAATCTACAATCCCAACCTGAGTGAAGCGGCTCGCCGGTTAGAGGAAAACTTATCCCTTCTAAACCCGGCAACTCATAGGACCGCCCGCAATCTGTCATTCGCACTACTGGCGATCTGTCGCGAGTTGGACCGGATGGGGCGAGACGTTGAGCGCAATACCTCAATGCTCTCAGCCACACTGAAGGAATTGTCGGACGATCATGAGTTCGCCCGTGAGACGGTGAGAAAGAAGCCATAACGTCCCCATGAAAAAGCCCGGCTCGAGAGGGAGACCTTGCTCCGACTTGATCATCTCGATGAAGCAACAAGCATCTAGGTAAATCCTAGTCGGCATCGTCCCTCATTCGGTCCATGAACTCGACCACGTCTTCGTCGCCTGCCGCCCCGCTACCAGGAAGCGACCGAAATTCCGCATCGCTAAGACGGGGATAGACGATAACATCGGCAACCGACATTTCAGTCGGCGCGCCGGTCAGCCGGTCAGAGGTGATCATGCCAGTCACGTGCACGACCGCATCCTTGTCTTCGAATGCGGAATAGACCTTGGAATACAGGGACACAGGGTATGCGCACTTCACGGTAGTGGCGGTGGCGAGGTCTTTCAGGTTGAAGTACCCGCTCTCCTTGTACCAAGTGGCTGGCCGCCCTTGTAGCGATCCGTGATACCGATACGGCGACTCCAGCGCCTCTCGCATAAGCACGCCCCCACGTCACCGGGCGCTATGCGCCACGATGCAATTTCGGACGCTAAGGTGATTTGCCTAGCAATGCAAGGGCGCAACGGTTCATGCCTCGCCTGATTCAGCACTATAGCCGCATGGGCCTCAAGGTAGGGGGGGGGAAGCCTTCCCGGCCCTCATGAACCTGGATCGGCTGTTCCGGCGCCGGGAGATAGGCGACCTGTGCCACCAGGCGCTTGCTGATGGCCCCAAATCAACCCGCGATCTGGCGGCGGCTATAATCGCTTATAAGGGCTGGGACGCGGGCGACCGGCATCTGAAAACGTCCGTCGCCCTGCGCATCGTGCACACGCTCAGGATGCAGGAACGGCGGGGGAAGGTAGTGCGGGCGGGGAAGCGGGGGAACGCGATTGTGTGGGCGCTCCGGAACCAAGGGTCCGCCCAACTATTAACTTGACAGTAAGATGTGGATTCTTATCTTAGCGCCGAGGCCTAACCGCCTCTCAGGTTCACCGTATGGGGGCCGCGAAATGGCCGGGCTGATGCCCGGCTTTTTCGTTTCTAGCTAAAGCAGTAGTACTTAACACCCATGTGCGGGTTCGCGCCATCGGCTGAGTAGGCTTCCGAGTGGTTGATGCGGCCAACAATCCAGCCTTCGTGCAGGCGGTCCCAATGGCTGGCTTCGTCGGCATAGACAACGGCCATGCGGGAAACGTGACCTACGCCGGGCTAGTCGAGAAACTGGCGGAAATCGGCATTGACGAGAAAGAGGTTAACGTGCGGAATAAGCTCTCTAGGGGCAAATTCACGGCGGCGTTTTTCCTGCAATGCTTAAAGGCAATTGGTTCCTCGTCTTTGCACTTGGACTGATACTCAGCACGTCAATTTCACTGGGTCAGCCAATATCCGATGGTGAGCGCGCTGATCCAGCCGCCGCCTACCCCGACGACAGTCCAGAGAGCGATACTAATCCACGCCCGCTTGTGACCATCCAGGACTCTCTCGGTCGCATTGCCGAAGCCTTGGAAGCCGCGAATAACAAGGAGAAGCCCACCGAGGAACGCGACCAAGCTCGCCGCGATCTCAATGCCCAAGAGAACGGCGTGAACACTCACGCCACCCTCCTTTGCCCATCCAGCTTGTAGTGCCGCACCAGTGCATTAGCCACGAGGCGGAAGTCGCCGACCATGTGGTACAACTCCTCGTCCCGCCTCACGATGTAGTTGAGGGCCGCCCATAGGTTAGCCGTGCCCCGCAATTCGTTCTGCAACTCCTGCACCGCCTCGCGCGCCGCGTCGTGCCTGGCGGTGATGTGCAGCGTCCTGGCGACGTTCTCGTAGCCGCTCTCTCGCCCATGCGTCCGGTTGGGGTCGACGGCCCCCGGCGCATGGGGAGCGCCTACCGCAATGCTGTAGAGCCTCGAATCCTCCAGCCACCGCATCGCTGCATCGTACTGCTGGCTGGTGATGACGCGTTGCAAGCACAGCCGGCCGATGAAGCTGCCGGCCATCGGATCGATGGCCGAACCGGGCGCCACGCCATGCACGCGCAGCCTTGCCTCGATGCCCACGCTCAGCGCATCCCGCTCGGCGCGGTCGTATGCGTCATTGGCCCGCGCTGCCACGTCTGCCGGCTTGCGGGACAACTTCCCGCCCGGCTCC